AGCCAAGGCCGTGGGGCATAACGCCGAATTCAGCAGCGCCGATAGGCGTCCGCTGGAATGACTAGTTGGGCGTTTCGACGCCCGAGGGTGGAGGAGAAATGCAAAACGCACTGATGAAGTTTGACCCTGCGACAGGCGAGCAAAGACCGTACCCGAGCCATGCGGCGCAATGGCGCAAATGGCACGGAGTAGGAACGGCATGGCTTTTCGATCCTTGGACGGGGCGGCGCCGCGATGCGCGAGACGTAGGCAGCGATATACAGGGGCTGTTGATTGTGCCATCTGGAACCCTCGGCATGGACATGGGCGGCGGTTGCGCGGAGAAAGACAATGTTTGACCCAGACGACTACGAACTCCATGAAGCCCAGAAGCACGCATGCAAAATGGCAAGAGAGCGCGACGAGGCCCGCGTGATGGCGGACAGGCTGGCAGACGAGCTTGCCAAGTGCGCGGCGGTGCTGCCAGGGGTGTACTACATGGACCCGCCCGATGGTGGCGATGTCTCGGTGAGCGAGCAACTTCGGTGCATGGCGAAAGACGCGGAACGCTATCGTCTGCTGCGACGGAAGTTTGCCATCATTTCCGACGGAGAGGGCCACGCGGAGTTTTGCGTGATCAACTTGCCACGCCCGACCTACATCGCGCCGAGTTCTGCTATCGAGCTTGACACCGCGCTCGATAGAGAGCGCCTCGGACTCGATGGGGTGAGGCCGCCAACGCCTGCCGGATGGAGCGATACCGACTGGATCAAGCACCTGCAAGAGCAGGAGCCGCACCCGCTGGCAGGACTGCACATCAACCAGGGCAGCATGGATGCAGCGGCGGACGCCTACGAGGCCGAATACAACGCGGCGCAAGAGGCGCGCCGAGCGGAGCACGACGCGGAAATGCGGGCCGATGCTTTCGGGCCGAAGCACGGATGACGCCCAACGCCTGAGTTAAGCCGCGCCGCGATGCGGCGTCGGCTTGAATGAATTGTTAGCTGGCGCTATACAACACGCGAGGAAGTAATGGTAGAGAAAGTGATAATCGGGAATTGCGAACTGTGGCACGGGGACGCGCTGGAAATAATTGAAGGGCTTGAGCCAGTGCACGCAGTAATTACTGACCCGCCCTACAGCAGCGGAGGCGCTTACCGATCTGACCGAAGCGCCCCAACCACGAGCAAGTACCAGATTTCGCACGAGACGGCGAGGACTTATGCTGCGTTTAGCGGCGACAACCGGGACCAGCGAAGTTTTGAACTGTGGTGTGAGCGGTGGATGTCGAAGGCGCTGCGACTGTGCAGCGATGGTGCTGGGTTTGGGTGTTTCATCGACTGGCGCAACCTGGCCTCTGTGGTTGATGCAATGCAGGTTTCAGGCTGGGTTTTTAGAGGGATTACGCCTTGGCACAAAGGCCCGGACATGCGACCGGTAAAGGGGTGGTTCCGTCGCAATATTGAATTTATTGCCTGGGGAACATGCGGCCCTCTTTTGACCGGCCATCGAGCGGAAGGTGATTGCTTGGATGGAATGTTTTTTCACCGAGTGAACGGTGCAGAAAAGGAACATCAAACAGGCAAGCCGGTGGCGCTGATGGATGACGTTGTGAGCGTGAGGAACGAGTGGCAAACGATTCTCGACCCATTCATGGGATCAGGAACCACCGGAGTTTCGGCGGTGAATACAGGAAGGCGTTTCGTGGGGATTGAAATGGAACGCCATTACTTTGATGTGGCGTGCCGCCGCATAGACGACGCACACCGGCAGGGCGGACTGTTCCTAGAAGTCGGCGCTGGCGATACGACGGCGCAGCGCGACATGCTTTTGCCAGCTAACAGTGATTGTACGGACGCCAGCCGCCTATCTAGCGGCAAGGAGTGAGTGATGAAGTGCCACTACTGCGACACCGCCACCGACCTGCGCCCCTACGGCCCTCGCGGATCAATGGTGTGCTTCGGCTGTGCAATGAGCACGCCGGAGCGAGAGGCCGAAGCAAAACGACACTTCGGATCGCAACTCGACGCTGCGGGACCTGTGGCGATGATTGATGGCACGGAGGTCGGACCGTACCCAGCACAACATCATCCCGACGTAACAGCCGCAGTCCTAGCGGCAGGGAGTGAGTGATGGACATCCTGAAACGCATGCACGCCGCCCGGTCCGCCGCCGTGACGTGCTCGGCGAGCAGACATGCTGCGCAGATAGGCGCGGCGTTGGTGCTCCACGATGGCGATTGGCGATTGGCGAACGCCCCGCGCGAATGCGGCGAGTCCATCGCCGCCACCGTCGCGGCGCTGTGGGAGGCGCGGGCAGAGGTGGCGAGGCTGAAATCGAACCTCGCAGCGATCGAGGACGAAAAGAACGCCTACATCGAGTATGTAGGCGACGCGCTGGGGCAGGATCATGACGGCGAAACGCTATGGGACGCCGCGCAACGAGTGCTGTCCGAGCGGGATCGTCTGCGAAGCATCTGCGCAGCTGCCTACCAGCTTGCCGGTACTGTGGGTGCGCCGCAACGCTTCTTGGATGCGCTCTCGCGCGGCGATGGCGACGTGGACACGCTGCTACCGATCAGCGACGACGAAATTGAGTCGCTGCGTGACGCCGCCCGCCTGCGCGCCGCTCTGGAATTGAACCCGTGCCCGTACACCGCTCGCAACCACACCGGCAATGGCACTGTCAGGGCGTGCATTGATGCGGGCGAGTGCGGGTGCGACAACGCGGACGCACTGAGCGAGGCAACCGCATCATGAGCATCGATTTTCATATTGAACCCCGCGGCGGCATACCTGTGCTAGTGGATTCGATCGGTTGCCGGCCTGCCACGCGGCCAGAGATTGCAATGTGGCAGGAGATCGAACGCCTGACGGTCAAGCTTTCCGCTATGACAGCGGAGCACACCGCCATGACGATCCAGGCGCGCGACGCCCGCGAGGCGCAACGCCAATTCCGCGCCGACACCGCCCGCCTCGACTGGCTGGCCGATCCGAACAACCAGATCGGCAACGTGCAGATCCCGATCGACTGCGTGCTCGCGCACCCGGAATCGATGCGCGCTGCGATTGATATGGCGATGAGGGCGCTGCGATTGATATGGCGATGAGGTTGGCCCTGATCCGTGGCCAATCACCATGCAGGAAGGCGCGGAGCCGGGCGAGTATATGGCAACACTCGATGCTGGCCTCGAAATCAACGCCGGTCACACATACCGCGCTGTCATCATTGCAACCGATGGCGGAACGCGGCGCGAATCAGAAATGATGCTGATTGCGAGACGAGGCTAGCTCCCGTGCGGGAACGCCGCAGCTGTCGTCCAGTTGTCCGGCGTTCTCGCCGCTCCAACAGTAATTCGCAACTCGTCGATATACCCCGCAGAACCCGATGAGTCCACCGTTCGACCTACATACCAGTTCGCACGCGACATGTTAGCAGACGCAGTCACCTGAGCCTCTAGGTTGCCATCGAGGAACAGCCGCACAACGCCGTTCACGCTGCGAGTCACCATGACGCGATACCACGTATCTGCTGTTAGCACGGTTGTTCCTTCCGTTGCCGCGAACGGCGACCCTGTGCCAAATAGCAGCTTGCCGGTCGATCGCAGCGCGACAACGAAGCCAGAACTGTCCTCGTGCGCATTCCGGCAATCGAAAATAATAAAGCTTGTGCTCAACGAGTCTGCCCGAGCCCTTGCCTCGACGGTGAACGCCCCTGATCCGATCGATAGTCCGGATCGTTTCAGCCGCGATGTTCCTGATGGAACGCGCAAAGCGCCTCCGCCATATACGTATGTGCTGCCGGATATCGACAGCGACCCGCCATCCTCCGACCATGATCCACTGGCTACGTCGGTGTAGTCCGAGTCGAAGTGCAGCAGCGCCTTGGTATCGCTCCAATACGGGTCTGGCGTGGCATTCCGCACATCTGGGAATGGATATGCGCTTGGTGTGTAGGTGATGCCGTGATATATCGCGGTGCCAATCACCCATCGGAATTCGTCAATTTTTCCGGCAAAAATGCCCTGGTTCTCCGCGATATCGCTCTGGTCCAGCAGCCTGCCTATGTACATGTTCGGCGATCCACTGGACAGATACACGCTGCTTGAGTAGGACCCTGTCGCGACTACGATCCCATCGACGTACACACGCACAGTGGAGTCGTCACGCTCTGCACATACGCGATATGTCGTGTCGGTCGAGATTGCACTTGCGGCTGACTTTATTATTGTTGTCGCCGCGCCATCTGACGACAGCGTCACGCCAATTTCGCCGCTATCGGAGATAAAGAATCGCATGCTGTAATAGGGTGAATCTTCGTTCCCTGTGCCCAGGATTCCATAGAGCTTTCCGGCGCCCGGAAGCGCTGCTATGCGGATTGCGGCTTCGATGGTCCAGTCGGATGATCCGATCGTCAGCCCAGACTTCGACGTTTCCAGCCAGCTCGGCGTTGCCGGCCCGGCTAGCGACAGGCAGTTACCATCCACCAGAACCACGCTGTCCGACGTCGCGGCATTTGTTGGCGTCCACACGCGACCATACCGCGACTGATCGATGAGCTTCGTCGCGCCGCTCGTCTCATCGAAGTGCAACAGCGCGATCACATGATCCCACGGCGGATCGGTTATGGCGGGCAGCGCGATGAACTCCAGCTCATCGCTGATGCGCTCGGCGCTGCCGATGAGCGCTCCGACGCGGTAGTAGTAGGTGTTATCCTCAACGATGGAGTCGTCGTTTACGTACTCGCGTTCGGCCGGCAAAGCGGTCCCGATCGGCTCCGGCATGTCGTCCGGGTCCATCGGTGCATCTGAGCGGTATATGCGAAACTCGGTCGGCTTTGCGCCATCGTGTTTCCACGTGAGTGTGATTGTCGCGGTCATGCATCGTACTCCGCTGCCAGGTCGGTTGGCGCGTGAAGGTTGATGATGTTGGTCGCGACGTGCTGCCAACTGGCAAGCCCATCGCGCACGCTCCACACGCGCACTGACACGATGGCCGCATCGACTGGCAGCGGGTACGTATCGAGGTCGATTGTGTCTGTCGTGCCGCTGATCCCGGTTGCCTGATAGAACCGCGTTTCTACGCCATCCTCATCGATTCCGTATGCCTGGACGGTGTACGTGGTACCCGATTCCGGCCCGATACTCGCAGCGGTCCATTCGACAGGCGCAGTCTGCTCGATTCTGTCACGGTGTGCCCATGTTATTTCGAGCTCCGACCAATCATCCCACACCGACGGGAAATAGATTGCATTCACTTTGACAGCGCCCGGCGGATAGGGACGCGCGATGCGCGATGCCATCGTGATCGATAGGCTTGCGGCTTCCTCGATGTCGATCTCTCCAGCCCGTGATCCGGCCTGCAACTTAACCGCTACATCATCGCCGTTTGCGTATTGAACTGGCGAATACGGCCATTCAGATGGCGAGCTACTGATGAAATATAATCTCTCCCCGATCGGCCATTGATGCGGCACGGTATCAAGCACGCCGCGCGTGATGGCGATGTGCTGCCCGTCGATGGAGTCAACCAGCACGATTTCTGCGCCGGATCCTTCGCCAATCTGCGCTAGCCATCCTGGCTGTACGTCGCCAAGATCAACGCTGTCGGCAAGCTCGATATCTGTGCCATCGAGATAATCAATCGCCGCAGCAAGCGTGGCGGTGGGCACAATTCCGCGATCCTCTGCGGTTTGCACAACAGCAGCTGGAGGCACGCCTGACCAAATATCAATGTCCGTTGTGGTCGGCGTTGGCCGTGTGCCGAGTGCGAGAATATAGCCAGCTTCCACCGGCATGGTTGATGTCTCAGCCACACCGTAGACATTGCGTGTCATCCAATATGGCATCTCCTGCACCGTCTCATTTTCACATGGCGCAGCTGCGGTATCTGGCGCGGTCCACTCGCCACTCTGCGGGAAGAATCGCGACACGTCGTGCTTGAGCGAGAACACATCCTGCACAACGTTCAACGTGATTGCTCCGCTAGTGAGTGTGCCGCCGCTCCATTCCAGCACGCGCACAACGAGCGGCCCGATTCCCTCAGGCCCGTGTGACAACACGAACACGGCGCCTGGCATGATGTCCCACGGCAGTCGGTTGCACTTGATCTTGCCCTTTGCGAAGTTGCCGCCCAGCTTGCGGCACTCGCGTTCTGCCACCCGCATTGCGAGCTCTGCCGTTGTGATGCCTGGGTAGTCGATCGTTTGCGCAATCACGCCGTAATGCAATGCTGCTGCGCGGTTCTGGTAGGTCGCCGCTTGTTGGTCGCCGTTGCGGTCCTCATACGTCACCGTGACTGTGTTAGTCCCTTCTCCGGATGCCGTCTCTTGCCATTCGACAATCTCGATTATGTCATCCTCGGTGATCTCGATGAGGTCCTCGATATCGTAATCATCGCGAAGTGCGATCAGCCGCAACTGCCCGGTGCGCGGGTTGATCGACTGAAGCAAGTCCGCATGCCGGCAGACCTCCGCAACGAAGTTTTCGATGGATTCCTGCCGCGCCCAATACAGCGATATGCCGAATTCCTCGTCGTACAGCAACTGCGCGCAATAGCGCATCGCGGCATCGTCTATCATGGCTGGATCGTAGGCCATGCCTTGATGTTGATCTGTCCACACATTGCTAATAATGTGCGCGGGGTTCATGTCATAGTCGCGATCGGAACAGTACGCACGCGCCAGATTCTCGATGCTGGACTGAGCAAGATGCGATGTGAAAATCGCGAAGTCATCTACTTCTGCATAAATCGGATGGTCCGGTACATCGCCGCCTGAGCCGTGCCCGATCCGCACCAGCACAGCGTCTCTTGTCGGGGTAATGGCCTTTGCCGGAAAACTGGAGCTGCCGACGAATGTTGCATTACACCCTAGCCACAAGCTAATCATCCCAGTCCCGTGCGTGCCGCCGGTTTTTGTGATGCGCAACGCCAGGAAAAACTCTGCACCATTGGTCAGCGTGCCTTCTGGAAGAACGATATGCGCACCATTCCAGTCAAGATCGGATGCGCCTTTGTAGCTTACCTCCAGCCTGTCGCCGTTTACGTCGTCCAGTATAAACAGCGCGCCGAGTCCGTGATTGTTTGCATCTTGAAGACGCCCCTCAAGCCACAAATAATATCGGCCATCGACAGCAGCCGAACGGAATGATTGGCTCAGGCGCAACTTGCACGCTAGCATGACGACGTCATTTGTCGTGTAGCTGTATTTGGCATTTTGCGGAAATGTGACGCCACCATTAGGCGTGACGCATCCTACAGACTGCGAACCGTGCGGGACGATGCCGCCATGCCTCGGTAGGGTCCCGATATACGTGCCATTCTGGCCGCTGCCCCAATTTGTGATTGATCCGGTAAAAGCGCCGAATTCATCTGGCGCTTCCTCGAATCCAATGTATAGCCCAGGACGATGCCGCATAATTTCGCGGTATAGCTCGCCATGCATGGGGTTGATCGCTGCGATCGGAGCGGCAATCGATGCTGTCTCTGGGAACCAGCATTCATCTGCCCATCCTGCATATATTCGTTGTACCAGCGGCATGATCGGACGCACGTAAGCAGAGTTGGCGCTAATGATGCCTTGATGAAACACCAACGTTAGCGAATCACGGAAGGCACTCACTGGCGCGCCAAGTTGCGATTCCATGTACGCATTCGCCGGCTGATCTGCATCGCCAAACATTGCGTCGAATGCGATCCAGATTCCGCCTTCGGATCGAATTCCGCCGTACAAGTTTTGCTGATTGATCACCGTGCCATACGTCGTTTCGGCGATCGACCCATCCCAGCACATCTTGTCGCCATACCAAATTCGCTTTATCTCATCCACAGGCCCGATGCATATCTCAAGATGCAGACCCATGTAGTACCAGAAGAACGTGCCGTCGTCCTTCTTTTTGCGGTTGGTACGCAGGTCTCCGTACCAGATGCAGTTCGGATCTTTGATCTTTCGCGTGCCAAACAGCCACGGGATCGGCCGCCCGACCTCCGCCGTCGGCACGCTGAAATCTTCGAGCGCGGCAGCTTTGGTCCCCTTTGGTTTTGGGGCCAGTACGCGCTGGATAACGGTCGTGGCGACCAGCAGCGCGACGTACGTGAGCATGATGTCCATGGCAAATTACTGGAACGCGTTGCTGGTGACTGGGTTCAGGTTTGGCACGTTGAGGCGGCCGCCGTAATTGTCCGAATTGCCGAAAACCTCGTTGCACGTCTGCATCGTCCAGTCACAGCCGGGATAGATCGTCACAGGCTCGCCCACCTCTGCGCCATACAACGGCAGGTCGAGCGTGAACGTTTTCCCGTCATCAGCCACAGCCTCGATGAACGCATAATCCGCAATGCCGCCCTCGGCGAATGCGACGATGCCGCCCACGTAGGGCCAGCCGCTGTGTACGCTCGCGACTGCCAGCACGTTGCCGCTGATACTCGCAATCGTCGTCGTGTGCGCCCAGTCGTCCAGCTCCAGCCGGCACCCGAATCCATACAGCTCCCACGTGCACGATGGCTGGCAGACGCGGTGCAGGCCGATGCGCCGCTGTGAGACGCTCAGGGGTTCGACCACGATTTCGCGCGTTCCTGATCGCGTGCGCCTGGCAGACAGCACGCGGCCAACGTAGATCGTGATCACGTCCGTTGCGTCGCCACGGTGGAATCGCTGTATCGTGCACCCGATCGTTCCGGTGCGTGGCCTTAACGATACAAGCTGCGCGACTGGGTGATCACGCGCCACGGTGACCCGCAGTGCCGCGCGGCCACGCTCGCCGCTGATGCTGATCTCGCCGCGCGCAAGTCCGCCGGGGTAGGTGCTGTACGTGTCTCCGTCTACCGTCACATCCGCCTCGCCGGACGTGTAGCGCCCGATGACCACGCCGCCGCGCGTGAAGGTGTAGAGCTCGACGGGTGCGCCGGTCTCGATACTGATTTCGTCGGTTGCGTAGGTCACGGCACAGGAACCTCGATCGCGCGCAGCTGTATGGTGGTGATCTGGCGGTCACGGCCGCGGTACAGGTGCGCAAATTCGACGCGATCCTGCTCTAGTCTGACACAGTGCAGCGGGCACAGCACGTCAACCGCAGACGCAGCGATAGACGCGCCGGCAGCGGTGGACAGGGTGAGCACGTCGTTCTGCCCTGACGCGGCAACCGACGTATAGCGAAACGTGTACTCCGCCCCTGACAGCGTGCGCAGGAACAGGTCGCCGGCTTCCGCTACGCCATTTAGCCCGAGCGATCGAATCGTGATGGTGGTGTCGATCGCGCTGATGTCTGCTGCCAGCGTGATTCCACGGATCCACATGGGCAGCCAGAACGCCTTTTGCGCGCCGCGGATGCTGTGCAGCCAGCACCGGACGGCCCACAGATCGGAAAGGGTCTGCGGCATCCATGCCATACCGACGGCGCGATCAGGAATGGACCGAGTGGCGAACACCTTGGGGGGCGATAGGCCGTTATCGACCGTCGAAGACGGAACGGCAACCCGTTCGGAAAACGCGGATTGCCCAACGCGCGGGCAGTCGGTGACCAGCGGGTGTGATCGGTAGGTGCCGTACAGCGAACCATCGGACAGATCCGCGCCATCGTAGCAGAGCCATTCGGTTTGCACGTTGACGATGGGGCCGGCAGGCCTGGCGGACGTGAGTCCGCCCAAGCAGTACGCGGTGCGCACCGGCATGATCAGGGCGTCCGTATAGGCGGCGGCGGTGACACCATCCAGCACAAGAGAGGATGCATTTACGGCGTCGCTCGTGACCAGCTCGCACTCTTCGTCAGAGGCCCATAGAAGCGCCTTGCCGCCGGCCCGGTAGTCCGAGGCGGTGGTATCGACGGCAATCGTTCCTGCGCCGCCTGCGCACGTCACACGCTGGCGTTCTGCCCATACGGGCAGATCCCATTCCCCGGCACCATTGGATGCCATCAGGACGCGCGCGCGCTCGAACTGGCGATGCGTCATGCCGAACTCATACCCGAACGACTGCCGTGGGGTATGCGTGAGCCTAACGCGCTGCTCAGCGGAATACGTCGGCAGCACGTCCGTGCGCCACGTGAGAGCCTCTGTGAACTCCGGCCGCGGGCAGAATGGCCACAGGGTCACGTGGCCACCAACTGGCGGAAAAATCCTTGATTACGCTCCGCGAACGCGATCAGAGTCTGTTCGGCCGGGTCAGAACTCAAGAAGTCCGTGAAGTTCTGCGAGTCGGTGATCGAGATCAGCCGAATCTTCGTGTCGCCTCGCTCGCGCGGCCGCAGCATAGCGGCCGTCTGTGCGCCACCAACCACGGTCGCCGGCCCTGCCACAAGTTCCGGCCGACGCTCGCCGACCAGCGCAAACTTGCCTGCAGGGACCGATCCCCCAGCATCCTTCGCCCCCGCGAAAAAGCCGAGCAGTGAGCCCAGGACGCCGGTTTTCCCCTCGCCCGCCTTGCCGAGAGAGTCGAAAATTTCGGCCGCGAGCATTTCCGCCGCCATTCGGCGCAGGACGCCCGCGAATTCAGTGACCATGCTCTTGAGCGAACCGCTGAATGGATCGAACAGGAAGTCCGCGAACGCCGATTGCATATTTTGCGCCGCAGCCTTCGCGAACTCGCTCATGCTCTCCGTCTCGGTCTTGACGTTCTTGCTCCACTGCTGCGCGAGCCCTGCCGCAATCTCTGCGGCCTCCTGCTGCTCGACGACCCCGGCTTGTACCGCGGCGGTGAGCTCGCCGTACTTATCCTGCAACTGCACTACCGAGCGGGAATGCTCATCCATCGCCTCCAGTCGCAGACGATCGACGCCCTCCAGAATCCGCGCGTGTTCCCGGTAGCGTTCTTCGACCTCGCGCAGCCCCTCGTCGGCCTGCTGCAGGTAGATGTCGCGCAGGCGCGTCGACTGTTTCCTCGGTCCGCTCGATTGCGTTGCGGTCCCGGCGCTCGGAGCGAATATCCGCCCAATGGCGCGCGGTGCTGCGCCCGCGCAGGACGGGGCGACTGCCGCGACTTTTTTCCTTGCCGCCGCCAGTTCTAGCGTCACGTCGCGCATCTGGCGCAATCGCTCCAGCTCTGCCCGCAGCGCAGGTTCATCGCCCGATCCGCTTGTGCCGCTCGCCTTGCGCATATCGTCAAGCCGCTTTAGCTTGCGCTCGATCTCGGCGATTTCATCATCAATGCGCGGCAAGTCTCCAACAGCCGGGCCACTAACCCATGCGGCCACAGACTCCCCAAGGAACCGCATCATGCCCGCCAGCGAGGCGATCCCGTTCGCTGTGGCGATAGCCGCCTCGCCGATACCCCGGAGCGCATCCGCTAGCCCGCCCCGGAACGCTGGGTCTTTCGCCATCGAAACCACCTGCCCGGACAAATCGCTCAGCACCGGCAGCAGTTGCGCCCCAGCCTCAATTGCCGCGCCGCGGACAGCAGAGCTCATCCGGGTGATGTTGTCGTTGAACTCCTCCGCCGCCCTGCCAGCCTCGCCGGAGATCACAAGCCCCAGCCGCTCGGCCTCGATACGCATCTCGGCCAGCCCGGCCGCCCCGCCATTCAGCAGCGGGATCAGGTCGGCGCCCGATCTGCCGAGCAACTCGACCGCGAGCGCGGTTTTCGTCGCCCCGTCCGGCAGCGAGGCGAACACGTCCGCCAGATCGGTCATCACGTCAGCCGAGTTGCGCAGCGTCCCGTCCGTGTTGACCGCCGCAACGCCGATCGCGCCGAACAGATCGACGTACCGCTCCGTCCCCCGCGCCGCCTCCGCCTGTGCGCGCACCAGGCGCGTCATGCCGGCCTGGAGCTGTCCGACCGATACGTCCGAGAGCTTCGCCGCGTACTGCAGTGCCGAAAGCGCCTCAGTGGTAGTGCCGATCTTTTGTGCCGTTTTGCTGATCTGGTCCATCTCGTCGATGGCACCCTTGATCGCATAGGCGGCCCCCGCCGCCGCCGTTGCCAACGACGCGCCGATCACCTTTGCCGCGGCATTCGCCTCGGCCTTCATGCGCCGGAACGCGCGTTCCGACTCTTTCGACGCCCGCTTGAGGTCCGTCTCGAACCGCCCGGTCAGCGCCTCGAGGATGACGGATATTTTCATTTCAGCAGCTGCCTCATGATGGCCAGATCGGTTTCGGTGTACCCATCCCCGGCGTCGCGCCAGGCGTCGCGGGCGAGCAAGAAATCAGAAGGACGCGGCGCGGGCGATCCAGGCGCACGGTGGACCGCGACGTAGTTGGCTGTCAGTTGCGCCAGCCCGAGTTCTATGCGCTCCTCCGGCAGCGGCTCGCGGCTCAGGAACTCGGCATACACCCGCGTGACCCAGAGTGGCCACATCATGACCTCGTGGACGGGCCGGCGCATGATCAGCGACAGACGCACCAGCCACCTATGCCACTCGTCCACGAGGTCTAGCCGTTTCCCTCGTCGTGCACCTTACGCGCAAGGGCGACCAGCGCATCGATCAGCCACGACGGGTCGGACTGCAGATCCTTCAACGTGCGATACACCGCCTGCCCGTCCTCTGTACACAGTGTCATCACCACCATGCGCTGCGAGCGTTCTGCGGACTGCGCCAGGTCCACCTCCACCACAGACGCGGATTCGCCGTCGCTTTTGACAACCTGTCCGCGCAACAGATCCACCCGCTGGCCTGCGGTGAGCGGTTTCCACCACGTCGGGACGGTTTTTCCGCGCACCGATAACTCGCGCTGGATCAGCGATGCATCGATCAAATCATCGAAATAGCTCATCTCTCATACCTCAGGAACCGGACACCCGCCGGGTGCGCCACGGCGAGACAGCACAGAGCCAGCGGGGCCGGAATCCAGATCGCCGCTATAAATCGCCGTTCAGCCTTACGGCCAATCCCACGCGACCGCGCCAGAACGCTGAATCACCAGCGAGCCGCGCACGATTTCGTTCGTTTGAATATCCACCGTCACGTCGCTCACGTAGCCAAGAAACTCGGCGGTAGTCGATCCGGCAGAAACCAGCCGATCATCCGAGTCCACAGACGTGGGCACAGTGCCCGCGTTCACGGCGTCCGAGAAAACGATCATCCAGCTAATCACGGTGCCTGCGTCACGCAGCAACATCAGCTCCTGGTGCGAGGCGGCGGACGGAGCGAAATTGAACGGCACCGTGATCTGGCCCGGGTTCAACAGGCCTTGCACGAACGTCCGTTCGGTGGCGTCCAGGCAGGTGGTGTCGATCTGATCGGCCGCACCCCCAAGCCCCTGGATACCGGTCGGGCAGGTGACGTACATGATCACCACGCCATCGGCGTCGGAGCTGGATGCGGATGCGGGCGACGCGAAATACAAGCGCGTGCCTTGGGTCTTCAGGGTGCTCATAGATGTTTCCTCAGAAAATGCGCACGCGCGCGACCACGGCAGGCACATGCCTACCGAATTCGGGGTATCGGGTGGTTGTTGTCAGCTAGATGAGCTGGTTGCGTCGAAACGCGCGGTCCAGAACCGGAACGTCATCGCCAGCCATGCGCGCAACGTTTCCGGGTCCCTGCCGGTCATTGGTACGTCTTCCATATGCGCCTCAGGCTCGAGGCAATCGCGCACAGCCTGCCCAATGGCATAGATGGCCTGTGCGTCATCGCTCCATACGCGCACGCGGACCACGATGCTGTCCGTATCAGGGACGGCTGTGAGGTTGTTTTCCGGCGCACCGCCCATCACGTCCCATGTGACATAAGGCACTGTGACCCGCTGCGGCGCGTAGCCGTGCGGATAGATGCGCTCATCCACATAGCCGGCCACCGTTGACGACGCGGAGAGCAGCTCAAAAACCGGCGGATACATCAGGTTCGTGCCCCGTTTCGCTTGGCCAACTTCTTCACTGCCCGATCAATTGCGCGAGGCAACTCCGTGGCAAACACCTGCAGCGCCTCGCCCTTTTTCGCCTCGAACGCCGGGCGCATCCAGGGCATCGCCCTTCTGCGTTCGGTCCCCGCCTCCAGCATGAACAGCACGTCGTTGGTTTTCAGGTCCGCCCCCTTGCGGCCCTTGCGCTGGATGGTCCGGTTTGGGTAGCGCTGCGACCTGACGGAGACAATGAATGCCTCGCCCCGCTGCTTGTTCAGCGGGCGCACGCGCTTGATGCGGATCGATTTTTTTGCCAGGCCGGTTGAAACGAAACGTCCATCGACATTCGGCGTATCGACGATCTCCTGCACATTGGCCATAGCCTGCTTCTGGATGATCACCGCGCCCCTGCGGAGCGCAGC